CCAAGCAACATAAATGATTTAATTGTAAGCATTGATGCGGACGAAGCGCAATTAGAAGTGCTTAGGACCGACAATATTAAAGATTTCAGACAAGCAAAAACTATTGCCCAACTCAAGCGTAGTATTGTATCAAAAGAAAAGCAACTCCGACAATTATTCATTGATTATTATGATGGAGATTACAAGAGCACTCGGAAAGAGCGCGTTAAAGCAATTGACACTTTATTCAAGGAAATGAATGAACTGTCTGCAAGCAATGTAAGTGTTAGCAACGGCGGTCGCGATCTCGATAAAGAAGCACAGCGCAACCAAGGATACAGGGATTCAATTAACGAATATAAACGGCAAATTGCTGTGCTAGAGGCTGTGGTTGCCGATCCAGAACAATGGAACGATTTTTTCAATATGAAGGCATTGACCAAAATTGAAGAAGCAGCTTATGAAACAATTACAAACGCACAAGTAATAAGATTTTCAATCAAAGCGCAGATCTTCAAACGCATCTCTGGCCGTTCCCGTAAGTATGGAGAAAAAACAGAATCAACATTTAAGTCAAGTGATAACGGCGTAAAGATGCGATCTGCATTTTTCTGGTTCCTTTATCGCAAAGTTGGCGACACAGGTTTTAAGCAACTCCCGTATATTTTTACAATTCGCCGTGGTGCTGATATTGATAACTACGTTGACTTCACCTTTATAGCTCCAAATAATACAGACAAATGGCAGTTCAAGTTTGAACCAATTGCCGATACAGCTGCTGAAATACGGAAAAATGGAGCCATCAATTTTGCTTACATTGAAAATACTGGTGATGCCGATCCACAAATTGCCAATGCTGACGGATCAAAAATAGTTTTTCATGGATCTATTCAATCGCCAGCCGGAGGAGGATACTTACCACCTATCAACAACAACCCATCGCAGGTGGACGAATGGGGTCTGTTTTCGTTGCAATCCGACACAAACATTCAATTCGCATTTGACAATGGTCCAGAACTGCAAATCAAAGCCGTTACAGAACAGCAAATAGATTCGTTCAGCAATTATCCAGGGCTGTATAAAAACATGAGTCTATTTGGTTTTAATGCTTATAGCGGTCAAAATATCCAAGACCTGAGGTCAGTCACTGTGTTTGCTACCCAGGGTAAAAAAGTGCGTAAACTTAATGACGACGGTACCTATAGTGCCAACCCAGATACTGCAACCAGTTACGCACCTGAAGTTTTCTTGGATACCATCCTTGATCCAACAGATGGCATTGGTCAGTATGCAAAAGTTGAAGGTATAGATCTTGCTGCACTTGCTAAAGCCAAACGTTTTTGCAAAGTAAATAACTTGTTCTTTGATGGTGTCATTGCTGATTTAACACCATGGCGTCAGTTCTGGTCAGAGATTGCACCGTTCAGTCTGCTGGAACTGGGACGTATTGGTGGCAAGGAAACGCTAGTGCCTGCACTGCCTTGTGATGAGGCTGGCAACATTATCAGAACGGTGCCAATCAGCGCTATGTTTACACCTGGCAACATTCTGGAAGGATCCTATAAAGAAGAATTTATCGACTACGTCACCAGCGTTCAGGATCTGATTGCGAGTGTAATTTATCGCAGCACAGAAACAAATGAGACATTTCCACGCAACCGCAGTGTTGATGTGTATCTCAAAAATGTGACCGAGGCCACTGGTGTACGTCAGACATTTGATGTCTCTGCCTATGTAACCAACCAAGACCAGGCAATTAAATTTGCCAAACTACTGTGCAACCAACGTCGCCACATCCGCAAGGCAATTGAGTTTTCAACATTTCCGACCAATAGTCGTGTTGGCCCTGGAGAATACATCTACGTTGATATCGGCCAGAACAACTGGCAGGGAATTTACTCCGGGCAGGTAGAGCCAGGTGGCATCCTTAACACTCCAATCACCAACACAGTTCCCGATGGAACTTACACAGTGCTGCTTTACAAGTCTGACTCGGCAGTGGTCACACTGAGCAGCGTGGCAATCTCAGGCAATGTCGCATCAGCAATGGCTGGCTACACCGGCTATTTGTTTGTGCTTGGCACACCCGTCAAGAGCAAGCGCGTCTTCCGCATCACGGAAGTACAGATGGATGAGGAAGGCGAGATCAGCGTTCGGGCCATCGAACATCCATGCGATAGCAGCGGTCAAAGCCTGATTGCAGACCTATCCGATTCCCTGTTCACAATAGTGCGCTAAAGTCCAGTCATGCACGGTAACTGGTAATGGGTTTCTACACAGGGCGAATTGGATCGGTGGTATTCGACGGCAAACCCGTTGCCAAGATCCGCGACTGGTCCTTGGACACCACAGTGGAACTGCTCAGCACTAACGCGATTGACAGCACAGTTAATACTTTCACTCCGGGAATTAAGGGTGCAACTGGCACCGCAACACTTCTTTATTACCGACTTGAAGCTGGTGAATCGGCTACCTATACCGAATTCACAAGCCTGATTGGTAAGGTGCAAAAAGTGGGTACCATTACCACAAGCGATCGAGTTCTTCTTCAGTTAAAAGTGGGAGCAGAAAGTGGTGACGATATTCAGTTTTATGCCTACATCACAGCTGCACGGCTAAGTGTTTCGTCTGGTGAACTGACTTCGGTGCCGATTGATTTCACAATGGATGGTGACTTTTTGGCCAATGGAGTGATCCAGTGACTTTCTTTGTCGGTACGTTTGGCAATGTCAAACTGAAAAGAACAACAACCAATAAGTTTGAATCTTCTATAGATTCAGCTGATGTCAACACAGCATTGAACCGCATTGGATTTGATGGATCTTTAGAAAACATCCTTACTGGTGACAGAATTTCAATTAGCACTAATGACGCAAGAGGATTGGTCTGCTTTCCAGCTGGCGCCTGGCCTTCAGCGGCAGTTCAAAATACTTTTGATGGTTACGTTAACGTCAATCAGGTTGGTGGATTACGTTTCTTTGCTTCTTTTGCCGACGCAGTTAATAATGTTAGAGCAAACGAAATAGCAGTTGCATCTTTTGCTGGTAGTTCACTGCCCATAACGGTTGGCATCTCTGATGTGAGTTACAACTTGCTTGGCAACGTTAATGGATATACCTTTAATAGTGAGCGAGAACAAATTGATACAACGGTTTTAAGCGACAAATTCAGAAGGCAATTCAGCGCCGGATTGCTCAGCGGTTCTGGCACCATCGATTGCTTTTTTGATTACACAACGACAGGCGTAAAAGAAACGCCGTTATTTATGTTGCAATTACTGCAACGACTTGATCTTGGCAGTGAATTTGAGTGTGCACTTTACCTGACTGACAAGGCAATAAGCAACAGCTTAGTTTCTGTTTATTACGAGTTCAATGCAATGATCACCCGTTCAGGCGTTGCCGTGCTGCCTGGCGAGGTGACCAACTGCACGTTGGATTTTGTGACCACTGGCGACATTGCACTGAAGGTTGGCGAGCCGTCTGGTTACGTCTTACAAGAAGACGATTTCAAGGTACAGTTCGAGCAATCTGTGGAGTTCCTACTCCAAGAGTCCGAGGATTAGAATGCAAACACCAATGGTGTACTCACGGAGCTGAGCTTTGGCTGACCAAAGAATCACGCAGCTTACGGCGCTAGCAAAGGCGTCCGTTGCAGCAACCGACGTACTGCCTATCGCGGACATATCGGCATCACAGACCAAGAAAGTCACAGCCAAGGATCTGGTAGACGCTGGCCTTGATCTGATTGATGTCAGCAGCATTGATATTGACAAGCTGGATCAATCCAGCACCACCAAGCTGGGCGCCACTGCGTTGGCCACCGGAGCTGTCACCGCAGTCAAACTGGCAGACAGCAGCAGCGTTTATGTCGGCACCACTGCTCCAAGCACAGGCAATTTTGAAGGTCGCGGCTGGCTAAATAGCTCAACCAATGTTCTGTCGATCTATAGCGCTGGTGCCTTTGTCGCAGCTTCTGCAACCGTTGCTGATGGCGCGATTACAACAGCCAAACTGGCTGATGGCGCCGTCACAACTGCAAAAGCCAGCAGTCTGGGAACCGCTGCACTGGCCAACAGTGCGGTTACTTACGCAAAAATTCAAAACGTATCGGCAACCAACAAGGTTCTTGGTCGTAGTACAGCTGGCGCTGGTGTTGTCGAAGAAATCGATTGCACCGCTGCGGGGCGCAGCTTAATTGCCGGTGCTGATGCAGCAGCTCAACGTGCCACGCTTGGCCTTGGCACACTTTCCACGCAAGATGGAACTTTTACTGGCACTCACAGCGGCACCAGTTCCGGCACCAACACTGGCGACCAGACCATCACCCTGACCGGGGATGTAACTGGCACTGGTACTGGATCGTTTGCCACAACAGTGGCCAACAGCGCAGTAACGGAGGCAAAGCTTGCGGCACTATCTGTTGCCACTGGAAAGCTTCAAGACGATGCAGTTACTGCTGCCAAATTGGCAGATAGTTCCAGCGTAGTGGTTGCATCAACCTCTCCAGCAGGTTCTGGTGCATTCACTGGTCAACAGTGGATGAATACCAGCACAGGGCTTGAGTACACCTGGAACGGCAGTGCTTGGCAGCGTCAGGCAGCAGTCAACACAATTACGGTCACCGAAACCAGTCCACTGGCTTTTGCAGTTACCTATCCAGATAATTTCAGCGCAAATCTTGACGTAACACTTGACACGCAAGCCGCTAATCGTGTTTGGGCAGGACCAACTAGCGGTGCAGATGCAGCGCCAACATTTCGCGCACTGACACCAGCAGATCTGCCTGATGCAACGGGCAGCACCAAGGGTGTTATCCAACCTGGTACTGGTCTGGCTGTTAGCAGCGGCACCCTTAACCACAGCAATAGCGTCACTGCTGGCACCTACACCAAGATCACAGTTGATGCCCAAGGACACGCAACTGCTGGCACAACACTGAGCGCCACTGACATCCCGTCACTGGATGCCAGCAAGATTACAACTGGAACGTTTGGAACATCAGCGCTAGTTGATGATGCAATTACTGGTGTAAAACTAGCCGATTACTCTACGACTAAGTTTGGCGAAGCTTTACCTACGGCTGAATATGTTGGCCAATTCTTTTTCAACCCTCTGGATAAAAACATTTATCTCTGGGAC